AGGGCAAGATATAAACTTTGCAAAGAGCGTAAGTCTCGATCCCGGCTCGTTTACGCTCACAGGGCAAGACGTTTCGATTGTAGTCGGTTTTCCGGTTACGGGGTTAGAACTAACGCTTGGGCTTGGAAATCCAACGGTTTTTGGTTTAATAATACCAGACCAAACTTCAAACTTCTCCAACATAGCACCGTCACAAACGCCAAACTATTCAAATATAGACCCATCACAGAATCCAGTCTGGACAGAGGTTGCTTAAAATGACTAAAAAACGTATACTTAAACAAACTAATATATAGGTTTCACATGGCTACATATTCAGACATTAACGGCGTTAAGCTTATTACTACAGGAGATGAGGCGGGTACATGGGGTTCAAGTACAAATACAAACCTTCAGATCATTGAAAGAGCGGCAAACGGTTTTGCTCAAATTGCTCTGACAGGAACCTCATACACCCTAACTCTGTCTAACCAACCGTCTGCGGCTGAAAACGGACACTATAAGGCTATTGAGTTTACAGGTACACCCGGTGGGACATGTACAGTGACGCTTGCTCAGAACGATCATGCACGAGTGTATATGTTCTTAAACAGCACAAATCAGACTGTTTCAGTTACTCAAGGTTCTGGTAGCAACGTTACCATAGCAGCTTCTGAGGGCGCTGTTGTTCTTGCTGACGGTGCAGGAAGTGGAGCAGCCGTCAAAGATCTTGTGGTAAAAGCAGGGTCCTATGTAGCAGGTTCAATTGTTAATGCTGATATTAATGCTTCCGCAGCTATAGCTGACACAAAGTTAGCTACGATATCTACGGCTTCAAAGGTTGCCAATTCGGCTACGACGGCTACTAATGCAAACACCGCCTCTGCTATAGTTGCAAGGGACGGTAGCGGCAACTTTTCTGCAGGAACAATAACGGCCACCTTGTCGGGTTCGGCTACTTCTGCTACTTCGGCCACCTCCGCTACCACCGCAGCGGCATTAACTGGAGACGTGACAAGATCCGGATCTTTTACGGTAGATGCGTCTGGAGATATTAATCTTGATGCGGGCGGTGGAGATATAGTTTTTAAAGATGATGGCACCACAAGGGGTTCTATAGATATTGGAACAGCAAGCACTGTTAAAATAAAGGCGGGAACTTCTGAGGAATTAAGGGTCACAACTTCTGGTCTTAACGTAATAAACGGTTTAAGAGTTGGAGATACTTCTGCGCCCACAGATAACGATCTTCATGTGGTGTCAGACATTACCTTGGGTGGGGCACTCACTTCTACGGGTAATGTGACCGGGGACAGTTTTTTTGTTGGAGAGGCCCTTAACCTTACAAGTTATTCTACGAATTGGAAGATTGACGTAGATGGATCAGGCAACCTGTTGTTTATTTATGGAAGCACTACAAGAATGAAGTTAGATGCGTCTGGCAATCTGTCTGTAGAGGGTAACGTAACAGCCTATGCGAGTTTATAATGACGCTACCAAGCAGCGGCACACTTAGTTTAAATCAAATCCATGTGGAGGCAGGGGGAAGTAGTGGTTCACTTGCTTCAATAAATGACAGTGATATACGTGGTCTCATAGACAAAAGTTCTGGTGCGGCAATGAGCTTTTCTGAATGGTATGGGGCAAGTGCTGAAACGGTTTTAACATCTGGCGGCACTGTAAACGGTCAAGCTCAAAGACAACAAATTACAGTTTCAGACTATATTTCATCTGGCGGCACTTTGCGTATACCTTCAAACATTTGGGTTTGGTCAGACAGTACGTCAACAGCAGCATTAATTATAGATATACCTTGTACAATTATAAATGAGGGTAAGATTATTGGTAAGGGCGGTGTCGGAGGTCATGGGAATACCACAATTTCCAATTCCACAAGTAATGCTAAAGGTAATGGCGGTGACGGTGGCATTGCTATAAAAATAAACTCAAGTGTTTCAAATGTTACTATTACTAATAGCTCTGGAGCTTACATAGCGGGCGGTGGTGGAGGAGGGGGTTCATCTGGTGTTGAACCTCAAAACACATACGCAGGTGGCGGCGGCGGTGGTGGCGGCGGAAACGGTGGTGACGGTGGCGGTGTTGGCACTGGGAACACAGGTGGATCAGGCGGTGCATTAAATGCTGTAGGGAACCAATTCACTCCGCCCCAAGGAGTTGCAGGGTCTACAAGTGCTATCGGTGGTGAAGCAGGAGGCTATGGTATGGGGTCTGCTAGTGAGGACAATCGTTCAGGCGGTGGTGGTGGCGGTGGTCGTATATTGCCGGGCGCACTTATTTCTGGCGCAAGTTCATTCTACACAGAACCCGGTATTGCAGGTAATGCGGGTTCCAATGGTGTTTCTGGTGGTAACACAGGAAAAGGTGGTGGCGGCGGCGGTTGGGGCGCTAATGGGGGTGATGGATACCGAGGAACTATCACAGGAACAGACTGTCAAGGGGGATCAGGCGGCAAGGCTGTAGAAGACAGTGCTAATTCATACACGTTAAACAATAGTGGAACTATTTATGGGGCAACGACATGACTTATACTGACTTGCGTTTTAAGCCCGGAATTAACAAAGAGATTACGCCATATTCTGAAGAGAATGGTTGGGTTGATTGCGATAAGATCAGATTTAGGTTCGGCTATCCAGAAAAATTAAATGGTTGGGAAAAGAACTCTTCAAAAACTTTTTTGGGCTTGTGTCGTGGATTACATGAGTGGGTAGCTCTGAATGGAGAAAAGTTTTTAGGGGTTGGCACGGAACAGAAATATTACATCAAACAGGGGACCGATTATAAAGACATAACTCCTATAAGAGAGACTACCTCTGCAGGAGATGTCACCTTTTCTGCAACGAATGGGTCTCCTGTAATTGCTGTTACGGATGTGAATCACGGTTGTGTTGTAAATGACTTTGTTACTTTTTCAGGAGCGGCGTCGCTAGGTGGCAATATAACAGCGGCAATACTGAACCAAGAGTATCAGATTACAGAAATTGTAAATGGTAATTTATACAAAATATCTGCACGAACTGTAAGCACTATTGAAAGCATTACAATAACGGGCGGCTTAAACGCAACCGCGGTAAATGCAAATAGCAGTGATACGGGTAACGGTGGTAGTAGTGTGGTTGGTACATACCAAGTGGGAACCGGTCTCAACTCCTCGGTTGACGGAACTGGTTGGGGCGCAGGTTTATTTGCCGGTACAAACAATGGTGCATTACAAACGACTTTAAACGAAGGTGGCACTTTGACCGCGGGAGATACTACGATAACGCTTACTTCTGCTACAGGTATCGTGGCTTCAGACGTAGTGCTTATAGGTGGTACGGAACTTGTCCTAGTTGGCGGCATAAGTTCAAACAATCTTACAGGTTGCACAAGGGGACATCTGGGGACGACCGCCACTTCTCATGCAAACAGTTCTATAGTCAGGTTGGCGTCTGGTAACGCAGATGGTGCAGATGACTTCAATGGATGGGGTTTAGGCGTTGCAACTGGAACTCAGACTACTACCACAAACCTTCGTATATGGTCACATGATAATTTTGGCGAAGATTTAATCTTTAATGAACGTAATGGTCAGTTGTTCTATTGGGACAAAACCAACGGCGTGTCTACTCGTGGAATAGAACTTTCTACACTAACGGGCACTCCAACTTCAGTTCCTCAAAAAGCGGCACAGGTGTTGTTGTCTGATAGGGACAGGCATGTAATTGTTTTTGGAGCGGACGGTTTTGGCGCGACATCCTCTACGGCCAAGGGTGATGGGGTTCAAGATCCAATGTTAATTAGATTTTCTGACCAAGAAAATCCAATTGATTGGTTTCCGACAACTACAAATACAGCGGGTGATTTAAGAATTGATTCTGGTTCCAAAATTATGCAAGCCGTTGAAACGAGGCAACAAATACTTGTGTTTACGGACGTGGCTATCTACGCGATGCAGTTTATCGGACCTCCGTTTACGTTTGGTATTAATCTTATTTCTAGTAACATAAGCATTGCAAGCCCAAGAGCGGCGGTTGCTGTAGATGACGCT